TAACAATTTCAATGCCTATTCGAATGAAACCATCGTATTTGCCCATACTGCTTAACCTTTCATCAAGATGACGCCTTTACCAACCGCATAAACTCGTCTTCTCGTTCACGTTCTGCCAACGTTCTATCATCAATCTCTGGAATATCAAACGCTTCTCCCATTTCCCGCGCTGTTGCCCGCTCCTCTTTGGTTGCCTTGCCTGTCTTGACACGGTGTCGCAGGCTGATCAAGTTGCAGAACGCGGTATCAGAACCCAGATCCATAAACAGCGTGTAGAAAACCCACCAATGAAGGTCGGCGATTGACAAGTCTACGCCATGCGTCTGGCGGAAAGCTGCAAAGATAAGTTGGGCATCCTTCGAGAATGAGTACACGCGCGGGCCGCCGGCGTCACCGTCATCATTCCCATCATGCAATTCCCTGCAATCTAGGAATCGAACGCCCTTTTCCAGTGCCACCTGGATGTTTTCCGGACGCGTCTGGTACAGGTTTTCAAGCAAGATGATCTGCTTTTCAATGTTGGCCAACTCCGGGTCTTCAAACGCCATGATAATACGAAGGCAAGAGCGAAAATCCGCGTTGATTGGATATTCGCGCCCGTCTATCTCAATGGCCATTGGGAGCTGGTCGATAAGGATATTCACTATTGCATAACCTTACTGCCGCGCGGTTTGACATACTTTTTCATCTTCTCCCCGCGAGAGCGTTCAATAAACGGAGTAATTCCTTCGAGAAACTGCACAATCATTTCGATGCTTCGTGCTTCCCCGAATGCCTTCTGAGAGGTGCCTGGTCCAAACACGTTGTCTATTTTCTCGCGCATGAAGTCACACACTTCGCGCACCAAATCCAGACCTTCGCGAATGTTGGTAGAAATTCCGTTGGCATCCTTAGTCTGTGCACTGGCATCAATCTGCTTTTTCTTGATGTTCAATTCGACATTCTTAGCGTCCATGTCCTTATACAGATCATAGAACCGCTCTGCAAAGAGAATGTCAGTGGGGTCAAACTCAATCACGCGCGTTTCATCATCATTGATACAGACGCGCTTCATACAATTTGTAACACGAACGCTATCCATAATGCTCCCTTTGAAAAACCCCTGCCCTTTTTACTGAGCAGGGGGTAAGTGAGTTAGCTCGCCGTAAACGCAAGCGTGGTTGGATTGAAGGTGCCCGCCACCGGGTCGCCCAGGTAATTGATGGTGAAATTGATTTTGGCCGATGTGCCGCCATCCCCGCCGAAATCATCCACCTGGATGCTTACAGCCTGGCGTTCTGCCGGGTACGCCGACGCCACCGGAGTTTCATATAACCAGACGTTGACAATCTCGGAATGAGCAGCATCCAAAATCTTGCGACCCTTGCGAAGGGTGTCTACGAAATCAAAAGCCGCATCGCCCTTGATGGCAGTTGCTTCGATGGCCATCGTTGGCTTGTAGCTCTCAACTTCGGTATTGCCGCTGTCCTGGTGGATATAAACTTCATCCACCGTTTGCGGGTTGTAGGTGATTGCCCCGGTCGTCACTCCTTCACCGATCAACGACCAGGTTGGGGAAACGGTGGTGCCGGTGTTCAAGAATGTCCTGAACTGCGAACGCTTTACTTTTCCTGCCATGATAACAACCTCCTTTTAGGGTTGCTGTGAATAAGTCAATTTACATTGGACTTGATAGATGCCGGTCTCGCTTTCGCCCTGTTCGTAGAGGAATCCCCACTGCACGGCTTCGATGCGCTCCGCTGTTTTCTTCACGCCCAGCGCCGGCAGCGTCCCGGCGTCCGATTGCGCTTCCAGCCAGTCCGCGAAGGTTTCGCTGAACCCGGCATTGTCGATCCGTTCCAGGTCGTCGGCCGTCGAACTGGCAGTCTGAAACGCGAACGGGAACTCGCGCAGGCTGGCGCCGTTGATATAAGCTTCGGCGATGCGCTCGCCGGGCAGCGGGATGATCCCGTACTGGATAGGGTTTGCCCCGGCGTAGTCCACCAGCAGCAACGCGCCACTTTTCAGTGCCGGGCAGGTGGCAAGGTAGGTTCGCAACGCCTGGATGATCGTCATGCCTGCCCGCCTCCAGCGATTCTCCGCACACCATCGATCCAATGCTGCTTGTAAATTGCCTTTGCCCGTTCAAACCAGTACGGCCCGCGCAGCGGCCCGCTCGCCGATCCGGGCTTGCGCTTCGAGTAGTACTGCCGGCGCGCATACGGCGCAATCCACTGCACGAGGCCGGAACCCGGTTCTGTGCCCAGAATGCTGCTTTTAACCAACATCCCGGTGCGCAAAGGGGTAAACGGTTCGCACTGCATCAGCACTTCGTTATCCACCCATTTTTGAGCTTCCGAATAACGCTTCTGCCACTTTGGCTGGAAGTTGGTGTTCCAGGTCAGTTCAGCCTTGCCGTTCTTACCGACGGCAACCGTCCCGCGTGGAGTTTTGATGATAGGGCCTGCCATTATCGCGCTCCGATCTGCCAGTGGCGCATACGCGTGCTGCCCCTGCCCATCCGGTCGACGCTGCGCACAACCGCGCTCTGCGGGTATTTGGCGCGCAGGGTCGTGATCGAAAACCCTGCACCGATTTCGTCGCTCACCAGCCCGCGCACGATCACGTCCTCTGCTTTGATGCTCACCTCCCAGATGGTCATGGGAATGTACACCGCCACGCTGTCCGCTTCCAGGCTGCCGCTCTTCAGACGGTTTGCCGCGCGCCGGTCTTCCCACACCACATTGCGCACCTGCGAACGTGTCCAGGTTTCTGAGCGCGTCACAGGGTTGACGCCTTTGGAGTAGATGGTCAGATCGTCATTGCCCCGCATCGTCGGTAAGCCCCGGGTACATGAGTCCTGTTTGCGCCAGGCAAAGCCGCGCGGCCTCTGCGCATTTCTGCAAGTGCGACTTCGCCGCCGCAGAGTTCGCGCCGTAGGTTACTGAGTAGTTGCCTAGACGCTCACTGGTTAGTCCATCCGCGCCGTTGCTTTCATCCCTGTCCTGCTGGATTTCGGCAACGGCGCAGGTTGCCATTTTGAGCTTGTCGATCAGCGCTGTGTCAGTCGCAGCAGTCACAACCGCGGCGACCCTGTTGAAGGTAAGTTGGTCAATTACGGTAGATGCGCGCATGGCCAGACGCGGAAAGTCGGTTGCGCTTATGGCAGTTCCAAGATACACCGTCGTGTAATAACTGTAATCAACGTAAACTGCCATAGTTCCCACTCCTACGCGGGCGCGAGACCCTCAACGAACGGCACGTAGACAACCACCTTGCCAGCCGTGAGAACGGCGGCGGTGACGGTGAAAGTGATCTCGCTCTCCGCCGTGGTTTTGATGCCGGTTGATTCCGGTGTATTGATCTTGGGCGTGACCGCCTTCAATCCTTTGGTTGACCAGGGCGCGCCGGAGATCGCGGCGGCGGTCTGAATGTCATTTGCGGTTTTGACGTGGACGGCCACGGATGCGCCGGTGCCTAAAACCGGGTCAAGCACTTCCATGACGCCGCCCGTGATGATGGCATTGGCCGGGATTTTTACGCCCGTGCCATGCGCGGCGATGGTGGTATTGTTCGCTCCGGCGCTGTCCTTTCCGGTCACGTCGAACACGGCAACGGCGCAGCGCAGATTTCCGATACCGGAAAAACTTCCAATCGGCGCAATCGCCGCGAAGTTGTCCGACATATCCTTAAGCCAGCCCTGGATTTGGACCTGTTTCAGTTGTGCCATTTTTACATTCCTTTCAAGGGAGGGTGATTAGCCCTCTCCATGATCTGAAAAAGGTTAGCTGGCCGCGATGTGGCTGTAGATGCCCTTGACGTGATTGTCATAGACAAAAGCATCATGGTACAGCCGGTATTGCATCAACCACGCATCTGCGGTCTGGTTTTCTTCCGGGGAGAAGATTTTCAGCGCGGCGAGTTTCGTCACCTGCAAAACCGCACTCGGGTGCAGCAGCAGGAAGTTGATATCGCGCCCGGTCGAGGCAGTCTTGGCGAACCCGCCCGCGCTGGCAGTTGAACCGGCGTTCAAAGTAATACCCTTGTAGAAACGGGTCTGCGGCACGGGGGTGACCTGCACGGTATCCAGGGTCAAAACGCGGCGGTCGGCGGTGATCTCGTTCGCCAGGCTGCGGGTCAAGCTCGCCTTGAGCAGGTTGTAGCAGGTGGTCGAAATGAACAGTTTGCGGCCTTCCGGGGGTACTTCATCCGCGTCAAGCTGGGCCATAGCCACATCAAAGGCGGCGATGACTTTCGCGGCGGTGTCCAGCGCAGCGGGCGTGCCGACTTCGGTGATGCCCGATTTGCTTGCATAGGCATTGAACCGGTAAGCATCCACTTCTGGAACAACGGCTGTGCGGATGAACTCACCCGCCAGCGTGCCGAACGCCTGGCCGAGGGTTTCCTCGTCATCCATGCGGTCAATGCTGAAAGCGCGGCCGCGGGATGCGGAGAGGGTCAGGGTTTCCCATGTTCCGGTTACGTCGCCGGCCGGGTAGCCGGTGGCGCGCGAGTAGGTGCCCATGCCGACCATGCTGGTCTTGAAAACGTTGACGGCAGCCGCGCCGCCGAAGTCAATCGGCTTGGTCGGGGCATCCATTGAAGCGGTCAGCGAAGCGCCTTTAAAAATTTCGTCCAGGATAGGCTGGAACTTGGTGGCAAGTGCGATAGAGTTAGCCATTGATTATGCTCCTGCGACCGGTAACCCCGCCGCCTTCCGGGCTGCGTTGATCACCGCGTCGCCTATTGGTTGACTGTTTCCCCCGGTAACGAGTTTGGGGGTTGGTTCGTCGCTCTCGAACAGGAAATCGTTGTCTTTCTTCAACGCATCAAGTTGCTCTTTCAAAGCAGGTTCAGAAAATGCCCCATCTTGCATTTTCAATTTGTCCAAATCCAGCAGGGCCCGCACCGCCTTCGCGTTTTTGGCCTTCGCGCCGGTCAGGGCGCCATCCAGCGCATGATCGAACTTCAGCGCAGACATTTCTGCCGCGGCGTCGGCTTGTGCCTTCTCCGCTTTGGTCTTCCACTCGTCGGCGCTGGCTTTGATCTGATCGATGTTCATGCCTTTGAAGCCTTCAATGGCAGTATTGGCATCGGTGAGCTGTTTTTTCAGCCCATCGAGTTCGGTTTGCACCGTGGACAGCTTAGCTTTGTGAGCCTCGATATCCTTGCCATTTTCGGCCATGACTTTATCAATCAATTCGTCCGTCAGGCCCATCGCTTTTAAGTCTTCCCTTTTCATGATTCCTGTTCTCCTATCCAATTGCCTACGTTTGATGTCGCGGTCTCGTCCGCGTGGCTTTTTCCCGTATCGTGGGTTAAACGAAAAACCCGCACACCTCCATTTCTGGAATCTGTGCGGGGCCTGTTTCCCGAAAGTTACCGGATCATGCCGGTCAAGCTATTCAGTTGATGATTAGATTATAGCAAGTTTCACGCATTTTGCAAGACAGGTCACTTAGTAAGGGGGGGTTTTCAAACAATTGATAACTAGAAATAGACGCAAAAGCATACTCAGTAGGACGAAAGACACCGCTCGGGCCAATGGTCAGATATAAACTCTGCTATTCCATGCGGAAAATGCCAGTGGATTCTCAATGTAAAATAAAGCCTAAAACGCACAACCTTTAGTACTATTTTTCTAAATAAAGGCGCAAATTGGGCAAATATTTCCCGTACAGCCTCACTGAGTTCATGAATTCTTTCAAGCCAAACTTTCCAAAATTCTTCCATTACTTCTTGCATTTGGCGCACAAGTTTGACTAAATCTTCTAAATCGTTAGCTGTCAACTTTTGTTCCATAGAATTACTCCGCTCATTCATCGCAATCCTTTGAACAACTCAAGAATCGCCGCTTTGATGTTCGCAAAATCGCTTTATTCCCACCTCATTATAGTAGATTAAGTGATTTTTAGAAAGTTGGTTGATGAATGTTGTATAATGGGTCTATGGCAAAGAAAGCAACAAAATTAGAAGATATTGGCGATGAACGCGATCAGGCTTTTTTCTTGGCTGCTGCTCAGGTTCTGTTTAATGGGGATTTACAAAAGGCTTTTGATAATTACAATGAAGCGGAATTAAAATACGAGCAGGCAGTAAAAGACGGATTAGTCACTGGCTCATCAACAAGCAAATCAGAAGTGCGCCTAAAAGCCTCCCGCTAATAATCCTTTCCCATCATCAATAAGATAAACTCAAATTCCCGTTGTCCTTTGAATTCAATGGGCAATTGTAGTTCTTTAAATACATCTTCCATTACTGTCTGTACGTTTCGCCGTTGTTGCTCGTTCTCATACCAATATTCAACTTTCTGAAAACCCTTGACCGTAACCCCAAAATAATCGGGAAATTGATCTTTCAAATGTGCTTGGATATCATCAAACACTGTGAAGAACTTATCCCACTCAGTATCAGACAATTCTCGTCCGAAATCCCAAATCAACTTTCCGCCACCGGCATTTTTGTTTGGGAGCAATAATGCAACCGCTTGCTGATTATAATTTTTTCCCCACGCTTCCGACATTTTGATAATGTCCTTGCGTTTTCCAATCAGATTAGCATTGAACGATGGTTCTGGGCCACCCCAATAGCCCAATGTTCGTTCCACGTCATCAATCAGGTTGTATTTACTCAGATAATCTTGCCTGAAAATACGTTCATTTTTCTCCCAGCCTTCAGATGATTCTCCCAATTCCCGCGCTTCGGCGGTAGTGTGAAGGTTTGTCTCTCCATTCAGGAATGAGAACCCGACCGTTTTACGTTCAGGCGGCTTAATCCCTCTTATGTTATTTCCTGCCACCTGTTCACGCTCTGATTGCCGTAACCAACGAACACCGTCTTTTTCCGACTGGGCGTTTATCTGCTGGATGAAGTCGCGCATCTCTGCCTGATAGTGCCCGATCTTCAGCCGCTCTTCCGTATTATCCATCCCCGCTGCTTCCAGCGCCCCCGCCTGTCGCTTCCAATAGCGGATTTTGCGTTCGATCCCGCGCTGTATTTGCGTAGCTTGATAGGTATCGATCTCTTTGCCATTGTATGTAAGTGGCGTGTTGGCATAGATAGTCGGGTCGTCTGGCGGTGGGGAGATGCCAGGGTACCAAGCATAATATACATGCCTGCAATTGATTCCCAACAACCCATCCACCAGCCCGAATCCTGTCGTCTCTGCGAAGTTCGGATACTGAGTATCAGAGCCGACCCGTTTATAGACCCGACCCTGCCAGGATTCGTGATTTTGGTGACCCTCTCCAGTATTGCGCGCGCCAATGTGCGCGCTCACAGCCAGATACTCCGCGCCCATCTCGTCGGCGCGTATCATCTGCAACTGGCCAGTCGTCTGACTGACTCCGGTCAACACCGCTCTGCGCACGGCCACGTCAAGCTGTTCCTGTCGCCCGGCGAAGGAAATGGTAGTCAACCCCTTTGCCGCCACATCTTTCACCGCTTGTCGGATGGCGCTGTTGTAATCCATCGCGCCGTGGATGACTTGCATATAGGCCAGGTCTGCCGCATCGATGAAGGCGTTCTGGCCGGTTACAGCCATGGTCAGCGTCATGTTGCGCAGCAGACCTTGTGTCTTGCGCAGGCCTGCCGCAAGCACCTGTTTCATTGCCGGTGACAGGTTCAGCGGAAGCGGATTGAGACCGGCCGCTTTATAAATGGCGTCATCGAACCGCATTGCCCGCACACCGGCATGGTCGAACAACCGCCGCAGTTCTGGCTCGCTTCTTCCGGTCAACCGGGTCAGCTCGTCCAGTGCGGTCTCATATAATCGCCCGCTTTCGACCAGCCGCTGCATTTGCCAGGCGGCGGTGGAAGTCATATCCATCTTCGCCAGCCGACGGGCGATATCGTTTAATACAGACTGGATATACCGTTCGTACAGATCCAAAATTGGATTAGACAGAGAATCCAGTTGATCAAAGGTGAGCATTTATGCGCCTTTGAACAGATCAGATTCCTGCGGCTGCTCAGCCTGCACCGCCGCAATCTTGGCTTTGGCCGTGGCTTCATCCTCTCCGTAGTTGCGCATGCGGAATTCGACCTTGCCCATCACACCCATGCCCACCGCCCGGCTGTCCTGCGAGAACTGGGCCTCTTTGTCGGTGATTACTGAGTCATCGAAGTCGAAGGTAGCTGTATAGGCGCCCTTCGGAGCCAGCTTGTACAACGTGACCCAGAAGTCCATCGCGTACAACAGGTTTTCCAGTGTCACTCGCAGCGCATTTTGCGTGTCGGTAATGGTTACATAACTGCGCTGGTTGCTGATCTTCAACTCAGTAGCGGTTTTGTCCACGCTTTGGGGATTGCTTAAGGTGCCATAGGCCAGTCCGACGTTGAATTCGATCCGGCGTAGAATGGCATCCAGGCCATTGAGGATGTTCGTTTCCCGGAAGGTCGGCGACCAGTCATGGTATAAGCCATCCGGGTTGTCGCCAATATTGGACGTGCCATTCAAAGCCCGGTAAAGCCTTTTCAGTGGCAGGACGGATTTTCCATTCTCGTTCTTAAAGGCAACTACGTCCGCGTACAGCGCTCGTTGGCCGCTCTCGAACTCCCATAATAGATCAGACCACTGCCGGTCTGCCTGTTCGATCAACTCCACGACCCGGGAATAGCACGATACGCCTAATGGAGAACTGGTGTCAATATTGTTGGCGGCCGGGAAGCGGAAATAGGCGAACAAAGGCTTTGGAACGTGGGTGATTGTTGCTTCTGGTGTCAGTTCCGCCCATGCTGGTACGCTGGTTAGGTTGGTCGGTTGCCCGAGTTCGCTCTGAGAAGAAGATCGAAACGCCTGATTGCGAATGATGTAGTCTGTCCCTTCCAGCGCATGGTATTCAAGTCGGGTAAAGACATACTGGCCGATGGTGCGTTGGTCGGCAAAGAAACACGCGGTTATGTTCCCGTTGCTGTCGAAAGCGACCGGATAGAATTGATCTGCCTGGACAAAGTCAACATCAATCTCGCTGTTATCTACGAACGGTTTGAATACCAGTCCGCCTTTCGCCACACCGTACTCCACTTGTTGGCGCAATTTTGGCAGAATTTTGGCCAGTTGGGCGTTCAGGTAATCGGCGCGCGGGCTGCCCTGGATGGTGGCTTTCATTTCGACCGTGACGGCGCGGGCAATCTCACCGGCAATCGTCGCCGGAAGATTGATGCTTTTGATATCCTTGTTCAGCCATTCGGCCTGATTCCGATAAAGCGCGGCCCATGTTTGCAGTGCGTTTGCCATCGGCGCGGATATGGCAATATCGACCTTCAATGCCTGCTTGATAGAGGATTGTCCAATCATCTTTTCAAATACCTTTCTGATCCATTCCAGCAATCGGGTAAACATGGTTTCCTCTGTCAATCAGTGAATAACCATGTAATTTTTTCAACCCTGCCGCCCGCGCTGACAGCAGATCCAGTGACAATCAATAGCCCTGGTGCGGTACGTTCCAGCCCGATGGTCGCCAGCGTGTCTGTGTGCGCTTCCATGCTTTTTGTGAGACCTGCCGGAACCGTCCAAGTAATTGTGCTGATTGTGTCGCCTGGCCAGATAGCTGCCGAGGACCAATAAAAATCATATTTTTCGCCAACCTGCAATTGCCAAATTGGGTTCATTCATCCATCCGATCTACCGCCGTTGGTGTATTGACTCTGGTCATTTGATCTGTCTCGTCTATTCGATTGGGCCAACCCGGTATATCTGTTCGGCTGGCTACTGCCACAATGATGCCTGTGAAAACAAGTGCTTGCAATGTGAGAGCGTTAAGGGACTTGTCAAGCGATCCGCGCGCCTGGACCGCTCCGCCGGATTGCAGAGCAAGCGCGCCCAGGGTATCAATCGCAGCACCTTTGATTGCCGCTTTTCCCGATGCGCTTATATCAAGCGCAGCCAGCGTGATTGATGCTGACCCATGAATATCCGGCGTAGCAACGGTACCGGCCGCTGAAAGTGTGGCTGCTGCCAGCGTGGCCGATAATGTCCCGATAACGGTCGGTTGATCGGATACAATCCCGGTCGCGCTGACAGATAAGGCGCCAAGCGTCACCGAACAGGAACCTTTGATCTGTGATGCGCCTGCTGTTGATACAGTTAAAGCCCCCAGGGTAAGGTTTGCCGCACCCTTGATTGGAGAAACGCCAGCGGCCGAAACTGACAAGTCTCCCAGGGGTTTATTTAGCGTCCCTTTGACCGGCGAGACGCCTGCCGCTGAAACGGTCGCCGCTCCAAGTGTGACGGTCAACGATCCAATAACCGGGGTCGTTCCGCCATTGGCTGTAAGCGTAACCGCGCCCAGTGTTGCAGATAGCGTACCCTTGATCGGACTGATTCCTGCCGCGCTGATTCCAAGCGTCCCCAGGGTTGCGGTCAAGAACCCTATAGCCGGAGCTTGCCCGGCTGCCGAAAGCGTAAGTTCTCCCAGGGTTGCAGTCAGCGATCCGGTTGCGCCGGATGATGTTGCCACCCAGGGCAGAATGATTGACGGCGCGCCATAGCTCAAAGGAGGATTGTCGTAATCGGTTTGAGCGGTTCCAAAGCCTGCAAAATCCCCATTGCCGGTGTAATCCTTGCCCCGGCTGGTTCCTGTATTCAGGAACGGTACCCAGGAATTAATATTCGTGAAGGATACCGGACGCTTAAGAAATTGCTGCGCCTGCAATTCCGCCAGGGATAAGGCGCGCGCCCAGGTGATTACATTGCCAACGGTGAAAACGCCGTCCCGGTAATAATTGATGTCCTGGTAATTGGCCGGATTGGTCGTTCTGCTGCCGGTCGGAGCGGTAATGGTGGAACCGTCTTGCGCCAGTAAAGCCGTCCTGGACCCGATATACAGTTTCCGGTCCGTGTCCGACGCGCGAACATAAGCCATGCAATACCAAGTGTTCGTACTTAGATTCGTCGCCCCCAACCCATCGGATGAAGTGCTGTTATTCTTGCTAATGGAATAAGGGATGACGCCCGTACCCGGATAGTTGAAGACGCCCAACTCATCGTAATAGTACGAATTGCTTTGTTCTTTTTGCAGTTTGAACAGGGTGCCCCAACCCCAGCCTCCGGGATTAGTATTGCCCTGGAACCAGATTAAAACGGAAGACGCCGCATCGTAGCTTAGTACGTTGGTGGATCGTTCTAATGCGCTGCTCGATGTCGGGTTCCTGGAAGCCATTAAGCCGCGTCCCTCACTTCCACACCAAGAACGTAGCAATCGCCAGCCGCGGTATCACTGGCATTATCAGCGTCCCGATTCAGGGCCAAGCGGAAGTAATCTCCAGCCGCTATTGAATCGGCGTTGGTCATGGTGATACTGATAGCCTGCTCATACCCGACGGTGCCTGGCACCGTGCCATTGCCGCTGTTTGCTGTATCAAACGACGTTCCAGCGTCCAGATCAACTGCATCCGCAGGCGTGATAGCTTCCAGAGACGCTTGAAAGTACACGGCCCCGCTGGTTGCCGACGCCATGATGTAATGCACGACTACCGTAATCGTCCCGGATAAGCCAGCCGGGGCGATCCCAGTCCAGTACGCAGTCTCATCGGTTGCAGCGTCAAAAGCTAGCGCCGGACGTTGGTTGATCAGGGTCATTGGCGCGTAATTGGTAGATGGGAAGTGCGCCGCTTCCGGCGTGAAAACAAACCTGGTCGCCATTTATTACTCCTTCGTCCAGCGGCGTGAAACGACAAGCATCAAGATCAATGCTTTTTGCGCCGAGGTCAGCGCGCCCCTGGCTGGTTGAGGTAAGGCGGAATTGTAGGATGCGGCATTTGTGTTCGCCCAATCGTCGGCCGCGTTGATTGCAGTTCGTAGATCAGCCTTTGTAATATTGATACTGTCCCGGGCAAGAGAAAGCCGCTGCATCAATTCAGCCCACACAGATAATCGGTCGCCGTCCGGTAATACTGCCATAACTCCCCCCTTTGCTTAAGCGTTGCCGTCAGTGAGGGTGAATGTGGTAATACTCACCGATTGGCCGGACGCCAAAACGTAATTATCCAGGGTCATATCCTGACCGGCGCCTACTACGCCCTGCATGTGGCACGTGGTACCACCACTATCGTAGATGCGGAAAAAATCCGCAGTTCCGGCAGCATTCGCGGATGTATCCTGCCAGGTCCCGGACATTGCCTTTGATCCGCTGCTGGCCGCAGCCATCCAGTCCGATGGCAGAGTCATTTCGGCCAGGATCGTCCCCGTGATAGACGCCGCACAATTGGCCGGAGCACCAGCCGTCAAATCATAGATTCGCAATATGGCAGACGTGCCGATTGCTGTTTCAATTGCGTCGAGCCGTGAGTTTCGTGCCGCTACTGAAAGTTGAAGTGCCATTTCTATTGTCCTCTCTTTCGCCAGATTAGATTTGTTGCATACCTGACGCTGTCAATCGCGTGATTATTTGCATCTGGGTATGCTTCGATAATTTCTCCATCCTTCGTTCGCTCGTAGGCATAATCGGTAAATTCGATGGCTGTGTAGGGACAGCGTTCAGGATCGATGACAATCGCTTTCAACGATTGCAGCCATTTGATCGAATATTTCACACTCTGCGGACCCTTTTCAGCTCCCCGTGCAGCTGCCCCATAGGATTGATAATCTGCAATACTTTTTGGATCTTCGCTGTCGGCAATCAACAGATCGTCCGGCTGTAACCCATAGGCAACCAGTGCGGCGTGCATGTCCTGGTTGCTGGTCTTCCATCGCCGCACTTCGCCGTAGATGTAGAGGGTCATCCGCGCAGCGTCATAATGGCAGCGGCTATAATGCGCTGGATCAGGAAAATAGCCAAAGTCGAGACCGTGACAAACAGGGTCAAACTGTTTGATTTCATCATCGGTAATAGCCCGCAACTGGAGATTTTCGAACACCTGGTCGCCCAGCCCGTTGACCTCGCCCAGGTACTCGTGATCATACGCCGCCGGGTTCACCTGTCGCAGGTGCTCCGCCTCGTCAAGAAAAACCTGTCCCAACCACTCCACGGGAACCGTGCGGTAGTCGCTGTTGTGCTGGTACTGGCTCACCTTGGGGATAAGGATATATTTGTTGATCCAGTTCCCCGAAGTGCGCGGGGGATTGTAAGTCTTGAAAATCAACGCCGTGTCCGTGCCGCGAATGGCCGACTGAGTAATATTGCGGATCGCCTCGCTGCCGTGGAACTCGCTGCATTCCTCAAACCACAGCAGCGAGATAGCCCCAAACGGCGGTTTGATTGATTTGATCTTGCCGGGGTCATCTGCACCGCGGAAGTAAATCCGTTGGCCGGTAGGCATATAAGTTATTTCCAATGGGGTTTTCGTGCAATGGAACTTCTCAGAAAGCCCTGGATAGTAGTTACCTAACTCATTGATTGCCCACACCAGTTGAGCATAGACAGAATCACGTAGCGTATCTGCCACCTGCCGTAGAGCAAGTGCATGAAAGCTCGGATTGTTGACCAGTAAGAGAATAATGATGAGAGAGACGAAGCTGCTCTTAGTGCTGGCACGACCGCCACGAAACACATACTCAGTATGGCGGTGGGTAAGGATGTCTCGAAATGGGTCTAAGAATGCTGGCGCAATTAGATTCGCAGGAATCGTGATGAATATCTGCACGTCATCATCGTTCTCTTGCTCTCCTTGCTCAAAGGCGCTGTATCGATTGCCCATATTTTCGATAGCTCGCATGGGGTCGTGAAGCTTTATGCCTATACCATTCTTTGGTGAATCAGTGAATTCTCTTACTCGAAACGATAATAAAGGGTCCAACAGCGCTTCCATATTCAGGACGATCTTTTTCACCAGATATTCAGTTACAGGGATGGGCTTCTTATTGATTATTTTGACTGTCTGTCTTTCATCAATAATTTCGTCGGTAGGAAGTGGATACTCCGTCCACCGCTCACCAACTTTGAAAAATGGCGCCAGGTCATTCCGGCCTATCGCCGACATACGCCCGATGGCTTCCGTTTCACCCATAACCTTATCTTGCCATGGACGGGCATAAGCAGCTTTTTGTTGCTCTAATCGCCATTTATCCCACCCTTGCGCTCGTGATTTCCATTGCCACTTATCAGCAGCATTCCACCATGGTTTAGGTGGAGCACCTTTTGGTGTCTCCCCTAATGCTTCACAATCCATCTGATAAGCAGCAAGGATAGACCGGCCGATGCCCAATTCCCTGTATACGGAAAAACGGCTAAACCACGTCGCCGGTTCGCCTGACTGCCGCTCCCAGAGAAAAGGGGACTCATCAATGGTCATGCGTCCTCAATAACATGTAGATACTCAATGCCCTCTGCATATTGCGCCGACCAACCGGCGGAATGCTGTATCCAGACCGATATGGGTTTTTCGGCTAATACCTGTATCCGCTGATCTTTGCTTAGCTGTCCAACTACCGGATAGCTCAACCCGGGCCCAGTTCGCACGCGTAAATCGTCAACCAATACAAGCGCGGTTCTACCTGATATAGGTTCTGGTTTTTCCGGCGGTTCTGGAACCGGAAGTAGCAACCGTGCAGGTACTTGTCCTGTAGGAAGCTTATACCTGGTGATCATTTGCAGAGGTGTGCCATTGAAAACGTTCACATCCATTGTGCGCTTTGTACCAGGCAAAATAATCCTGTCGCCGCTGCACTGCCAAAGCGCGCATGGCCCTGGCGTTTTGCCTGGCGCGAATTCCACCTTGCCCAGCAGACTTTGCAGGCCGTTCCAGCTTACCGCTGTGCTTGTCTCTGGGTAGAGCAAGGTCGGGTACCGCGCCCACCAGTACTCAGTATCGGAAGGCCATTCGAATACGACGGTCAGGAACCAGGCACCGGTGTAGAGAATAATGTTGTATCCCTTTGCCTTGCATCGAGTAAGAAAATCTTTCAGATTCTCTCCATACTGCACTGGTGTATATCCATCCCGTCTGACTTCTATATCCACGGCCAGCGTTGAAATGCCGGCCGGAATGTTACTGGTCAGCCAGTCGAAATTGCCCTTCCCGCTGTACCATGGGCTATACACAAAGTAAGGTATACGGATAAAGTTCGCTGCCTCTGCCCATTGCTTAAAGAAACCCTTATCCAGGTGGTGATTACCGCTGATGCTGTTAAGCCGGATCAGGACAAATTCCACGTCCCCGCGTTGTAGTTCGACTTCATCAACCTCAAGCGAGCCTTCCCACACATCTATGCCTAGAGTGACTTTGGATAAGTCCATG